AATGAGAATCAGAAAGAAAAGAACTAAAAAACAATTAAAAGATTCAAGAGACGAGTCTTATGGTAAGTTTGGTTCTAAAGCTAAAAAGTCTGGCAAAATAAATAAATAGGAAAACTTTATGGTAAAGCCAATAAGTAAAAAGAAGAATCCTGGTTTAGTTAAATTAGCTAAAAAGAAACCCGAGTTAGCAAAAAAATTTGGATATAATCCAAAAAGAATAGTTGCTAAAAAAGGTGGCAAAGTTAGATAATGGCTAAACTATGTCCTGCAGGTAAAGCTGCCGCGAAAAAAAAGTTTGATGTTTATCCTAGTGCGTATGCAAATATTTGGGCATCCAAATATTGCAAAGGCAAAGTAGGTAGAACTAAAAAAGCTGATGGCGGTTTTATTGCAAGAGGATGTGGTAAGGTTATGTCTAATAGACGTAAAAAAACAAAAATGGTTTAATGAGTGGATTAAAAAAATGGTTGGACGAGAAATGGGTGGACATTGGAGCTCCGAAGAAGAACGGCAAGTATCAACCGTGCGGGAGATCGAAGGGAAGCAAAAGGAAATATCCAAAATGCGTTCCACTTGCAAAAGCCACACGAATGACAAGTGGGCAAAAGGCGAGTGCTGTCAGACGAAAAAGAGCAGTAAGTAACAAAGGACCTAAACCAACTAACGTTAAAACATTTGCTAAAGATGGTGGTATGATAGGGCAAGCACAAAGAACTTATAGAGGTAGCTACATAGATGGTAGTTTAGGTGGAGTACAAGTTTCAAATCCAAGTTTAAAAAAATATTATAAAGGAATGTTGTAATGCGAAAACAAGACAATATGCCTGCAAGAAACAAAAAGAACTTTAGACCTACAAAGTCTGGAGCAGGTATGACACGAGCCGGTGTTGCTGCCTATAGAAGAAAAAATCCCGGTTCTAAATTAAAAACAGCTGTGACTGGTAAAGTTAAAAAAGGGTCCGCTGCCGCTAACAGGCGAAAATCATACTGCGCAAGAAGTGCAGGTCAAATGAAAAAATTTCCTAAAGCAGCAAGAGATCCTAATTCTAGACTACGTCAGGCTAGAAAAAGGTGGAAGTGCTAGATCGATTTATTTATAACTGTTTTGCTAAACTTGATGATGCGGTTTCTTTTGTAGAAACTGGTGTTATTAAAATGACAGAGTGGTGCTGGCATACAAGAGTTAAACTTTTAAAAAAGAAAAGGAAAAAGAGATGAGACAAATAATACTTGAAGCATTAGAAGATAGATATAATGCACAAATTTCTGAAGCAGATGCAACTCTTAAAATTTATCTAGAACACAGTGTGGGTATTGGAGAACATCCACAACATATTGATGAAGTGGATAAGTTAATTGAAAAGATTGCTAGTGCTGAAGAAAAATTAAAAACATTACAGGAGTTTAAATTATAATGGACGATTTAATACTAATAGATAAACTTAAGAAAACACTTAATGCAACTCTACAACAAATTGGAGACAGTATGATTACTGGTGGGGTTGACAGTATGGAAAAATATAAGTATATGCTAGGACAAGCACACGCTTACCAATTAACATTACAGGAAATCTCTAACCTGCTAGAACCAAAGGAGCAAAAAAATGAGCAAGGAAACGTTATCGACATCGGACAAGGAAGTACCAAAAATTAAGTTAGGTCTTCAAGACAAATACGAAGCTGAAAAAAAAGAAGAGCCTCACGCAATAAGATTAGACGAAAAAAATATTAAAGATGTAGAAGACCAGTTACCAGAACCGGTTGGATATAGAATTTTAGTTTTACCTTTTACACCAAAAGAAAAAACTAAAGGTGGAATTTTATTCTCTCAAGAACAATTAGATAAAGCTAGAATCGCAACTACTTGTGGTTATGTTTTAAAAATGGGAGATCTTGCATACGCTGACAAAGAAAAATTTGGTAAGCCGTGGTGCAAAGTAGGAGATTGGGTAATGTTTGCCAGATATGCTGGTTCACGTTTACCGATTGAAGGTGGAGAAGTGCGAATACTAAACGATGATGAAGTGTTAGGGACCATAGGTGATCCTGAATCAGTTCTTCATTACATTTAACAACATAGGAAGGAAACTATGCCAACAGAGAACGAAAATAAGAAACCTTCAGAAGAATTAATTGACGTCGGCGAAACAGTCGGTGCTGAAATTAATTTAGACGATAAAGGTGAGCCAGAAAAAGCAGAGATAGTAAAAGAAGAAGAGATAGAAGTAGAACAAGTACCTGCTGAAGATAAATCTTTTGAAAACGAAAGAGAAACTAAACTAGAAAAAAAAGCAGAACCTGATGAGTTAAAAGAATATAGTGAAGGCGTTCAAAAACGTATTGCTAAATTAACTCGTAAAATGCGTGAAGCTGAAAGGCAAAGAGAAGAAGCTATTGCCTTTGCAGAAGCAACCAATCAACAAAAAAGTGAACTAGAAGGAAGACTATCTAAACTAGATAAATCTTACACTTCAGAGTTTGAATCAAGAGTAAAAACTAATATGGCAGCAGCCAAGTTAGCTTTAAAAAATGCTATTGAATCTCAAAATGTTGAAGCTCAAATTGCAGCGCAGGAACAGATTGCAAATTTAACAATGGATGGGGCAAGACTAAATGCAATGAAAGTTGCTGAAGCGTCTAAACCAGAACCGGTTAAAGATGTTAATATTGCACCTCAAAGACCAACTCAAGCAGCAGCTACTGATCCTAAAGCAGAAGAATGGGCAGCTAAAAACACTTGGTTTGGTAATGATTCAGCAATGACTTACACGGCTTTTGACCTACATAAAACACTTGTAGAGCAAGAAGGCTATGATCCTAAATCTGACGAATATTATGCAGAAGTTGATAAAAGAATAAGACTTGAATTTCCGCATAAATTTGATAAGGTAGAAGACACTACTACAGAAAGAGTAAGACCTACTCAAAATGTAGCTTCGGCTAAACGTTCAGCCTCAACCGGACGCAGAAAAACTGTAAAACTCACGCCTTCGCAGGTAGCAATTGCTAAAAGATTAGGTGTGCCGCTAGAAGATTATGCAAAACAATTAAAAATCACGGAAGGAGCATAAAATGGAAAATGATAAAATAAAAACTTCTCGTGCGAGTCAAACTAGAGACAAAATTGAATCTGTAAAAGTTTGGACTCCACCCAACTCACTTGATGCACCACCAGCGCCAACTGGATATAGACATCAATGGATACGTGCCGAAATACTCGGCGCATCAGATGCTAAAAATATAGCATCGTCTTTGAGAGAAGGATGGGAATTGGTGAGAGCCGATCAATATCCAGACTCACAATATCCAGAGATGACTGAAGGCAGATACGCTGGAGTTATTGGAGTGGGCGGCCTATTGCTGGCTAGGATACCAGAGGAGATTGCGCTTCAAATCGATGCTTATTATAAAAAGCAAAACGAGGCTAAAGAAGAAGCAGTAGAGAACAATCTTATGAAGGAACAGCACCCAAGTATGAAATTCAGTAATGAATCGAATACTCGTGTAACTTTTGGTGGTACAAAGAAATAGTATTTTAACAATTTCTAAACCAACAAAATAAATTAATCCGTATTGACTCATTTGAGTCAGTACATAATAAAGGAAACAACAATGGCAGCAAACCAAACAGAAGGTTTTGGATTTAGACAAGCCCCTACAGTAGGATCAACTCCTGCTACAGGCGGTCAAGCTGAATACAAAATCAAATCAGGTTTAGGTGTTGGGATTTTTCAAAACAATCCTGTTTCACATCAGCATACTGCAGGTGACGATGGGTATCTACAAGATACTACAGCGGGCACTATGGACGACGGTATTACTGGTGGAGCAGGTTGGTCAACTGGAACATCTAACATCCAACCAATTATAGGCGTGTTCAATGGAGCTTTTTATATAAATAGTTCTACAAGCAAACCTACTTTCGCAAACCACGTTTTAGCTAGTACTACGTTCGGAACGGACTACAATACTGGTTCAAGCGACGGAATCGGTTTTGTTAACGACAACCCTATGCAAGAATATACTTGCAAAGCGGATGCAGCGGTAACACAAGCAAACCTTCTTTCAACATTCAATCCAAATGATGGAGCTACAACTGGAACTCAATACCAGGGACAGTCTACAGTAAAATTAGATATTACTGGAACAGCAGCTACATCAATGTTTAGAATTGTTAGAACGGCAAACGATCCGGCAAACAATGACAATACTGCGATTGACTCGAACGTAATAGTTCAAGTTTCTCCAGCGGCGTCTATTTCTAACTAATAGGAGCAATTAACTATGGCAATATCAAGAGCACAACTAGTTAAAGAACTAGAGCCAGGTCTAAATGCACTATTTGGACTTGAATATAAACAATACGGCGAGCAGTGGTCAGAAATTTTTGACACTGAATCATCAGACAGAGCTTTCGAAGAGGAAGTAATGTTAGCTGGTTTCGCAAACGCAGCAGTTAAACCTGAAGGCCAAGGCGTTCAGTTTGACCAAGCGCAAGAAACTTTCACAGCTCGTTACACTAACGAAACGATTGCTTTAGCATTCGCTATCACAGAAGAAGCTATTGAAGATAACTTGTATGACAGACTTGCGTCTAGATATACAAAAGCTTTAGCAAGATCTATGGCGTCTACTAAAAATATCAAAGGTGCAGCGGTACTTAACAATGCATTTGATGCAAACTTTGCTGGAGGGGACACTAAAGCACTTTGTGCTAATGACCACCCTACATTAGCAGGTCAATTTTCAAATGAATTAACAACACCTGCTGAACTTAATGAAACTTCATTAGAACAGTCGTTGATTGACATCGCGGCTTTCACTGATGAAAGAGGCCTAAAAATTGCGGCGCAAGGAGTTAAATTAGTAATTCCTTCAGCTCTTCAATTTACTGCTGACAGACTTATGAATTCTGCTGGTAGAACAGGCACTGCTGATAATGACATTAACGCAATCAGAAATATGGGAATGATCTCTGGTGGATATGTAGTAAATAACTACTTAACTGCTGCAAAGAAGTTCTT